TTGGTTTGTTGGAAAGCTGAATCCATCCAGCAAAATAATCCTTGCAAAAAGTCCTGTATCATCAACTATGAAGTCAGTCCCTTCAACAAACAAAACTTCCTGCGAATTGCTATCCAAGTAATAGAACTTATTCAAAGAGTGAAACGGAGCTTTTCTAAGTATGACTTCAGGAAACATGAGAAAATACGCAAAGGCTGCCTGCCAAGTCTGCTTGCCATACGCTTTTCTTTGAATCCGTTCACAATGCTCGCTTGCTGATTCAAGCATGCCCTGAATCAGAGCATCTTCTTCCGAGTGATCAACGCGCGCATGCAACTTTGCTTCATCAAGCGTGACAGGGAAGATGATCGGCTTCACAATCCGCTTATACACCATTTATGCTTCCTCCTGGTACACAATTGATTCAAGATCAACACCCATAGCCTCCGCCATGTCCTCAGCCTTATCAATCGCATTATCTTTTCCCTGGACCTTGGATCCATCTGGAAGCGTATACCATCCGGCTCCCTTATGAAGAACTACAAAAGAACCAACCGGATCCGGACCGTCACTATCACCAACGATCTTCGCAACCCCTGCACGCACCAAGTTCTCCGCTTTCACATTACTCACTTCTCGCTCTTCGCCTGGGATCCCAGCACAATCTGGATCCGCATAGGCTGTCACTAATTTAATCCTCTTCATCTTGTCACCTCCAAAAAGGAAACAGAGCGGATTTCTCCGCTCTATCCATTCTATACAGCTGCCATTTTCATTCGGGCAAATGCATCCGGATCCACCGGCGCGCCATCTGTCTGCAAACGAATCAAGTAACCAATTTTATTCTCACGCGCATAGAGCTCCTTGAGCACCTGAATTTCTACCTGCAGAGAATCTGCAATCCAATATCGGCTCAGGTCTCCAAACAACCCAACATAAGAACTTGCTGTCTTTGCCGATGGTGCAAACTCACTCTCAAGTACCGGCTTGCCCAACAAATGGTCAGGCTGACCCGCAACGAGAGACGGTTGCCATAGGTACCCATCCTGTGTGTTCTTCATCTTCATAATCTCTTTTAAGATATTGCGATGGAACATGAACTTCGCATTCTTGCGATAAGGTGCGCGAAGTGCATACTGCATATCATAGATCGTATCAGCCTTGATCACGGTAGCCGTATTGGATCCAACTACATCACGAGAGGTTGGAATTCCGCTGTCACTTGCCACAAAAACACCCAAAGGCTTGCTCGCGCCATCGCCCAGCATGTAGGCTTGCTCCAAGTCGATCCCAACGATCTCAGCAATCGCTTCACGAACTTCCTTCTCTACATCCACAGATGAGCTTCGAAGCAGTGGCAAAGAAACCAAAATCTCATTGGTGTAGTAATTCACCTTAAACTCACGCTTACCAAACTTCAACTGGGTATCCTTATTTGGTGCTGCCAATTCAGAACCCCACGTACCGCTTGCCATCTTCGCAGTCCGTTGAGGGAAGCCCAATGTCTTTGCCCCGTCAAGCGGAATTACACGTGCATGCTGGCGCATCAGCACGGCATCATTCAAGGACTTGATCACCTCGCTTGAGAACTTCTGATCTGCAACTAAGTATCCACCGTCCGCCTCCGTACTCATGAATAAGTCACGCTTTTGAATCTCACCAGTTCGAAGAAAGTTTGCAAAGGCTGCCCGGCGCTCTTCTTCCGTTGGATCCTGTCCTCGTCCTTCTCCACCAGCTGGTGGAGTCATGTTGTTCTCGCCAAGCTTTCGCTCTTCTAACAACTGCTTTTCACTTCGCTGAATGCTAGTAAATAGCTCATCAGAACGTTTATCCATGTTGTTGTACGTAGTCTCTTCATCACTTGTCATCGACCGCTTTTCATTGATCGACTTCTCAAGTTCAACCCGCATCTTACCCACTAATTCCGAGCGTTCTTCTTTCCACGTGTTAATCTGTTCTACTAATTTCATCTACATTTCCTCCATTAATTTGAGTTTCTTCATACGAAGATTTACCATAAAATCCACTTCCGGTTTTTTCGGCTCAGACTGTGATCGATGTTCTTCAAATACTTCCTCGTAGCTTCGGATCCCAATTGAGGTTTGCGGATACGCCGGGAATGTCACTGGACTCACTTCAATCAGCTCTACTTCTCGAAGCGTCCTAATCTGTTTGCCCTGCTCATCCGTCTCCCACTTATCATCTTTCGTGATAAATGAAAAACTCATTCCATCCACATCGCCTCGCTTCACGCTTTCATACGTATCATTTCCGCCAGTGGTGTTCGGAAGTTTGATTTCACAATACAAGCCCATATCATCTTCCTTCAGAGAAAGCGTCCCATTTCTTGTGGATCCAAGCGGGTATGATGAATTGTGATTGAATAAAGCCTTCACCACATCATTACTGATCGATCCCGCAAAAGCCCCTCGCTCAATCTTCTCAAAGAACCATCCAAGCTTCTTTGAGCGCACATTAAACTTTGCCGCATATCCTTTAATGATCCGATCGCCATTCTCAGCAGTCCGGATCTCAAGATTGCCACATTCGTAATTTCGTCTTTCCTGTTTCACCTATTCACCCCCTTCAGGATCAAGACCTGCAAGTATTCGCTGATACAATTCATCAGCTGCAGTCATATTAGTTGGACTCAGGTAAATGTCCCCTTTCGGTCCAATCGGATTCATATCCTCCTTCACACGGATATCATTCGAGCTCAAATATCCCCATTGTCTTCCTTGAGAATAAGCAAAGTACCTCGTTTTGATATCACCCCGAAGAAGACCGTCCACGTTGAACTTCGCATAAGAAAACGGCCGAGCGCTCGGCATGATCAAAGACTTTTTAATCTCCTGCTCCCAGTTCTTCAGCCACGATGTGAGGGAATACTGCACAAAGTTGATATTCTGTTGCTCCACATTATTGAAAGTCGCGCGTTCCATATGCATAATCATGTGCGGCGGGACATTAAAAAAACGAGCAATCTCCTCAACCTGGAATCTCCTCGTTTCAATAAACTGTGATTCATTTGGATTTACCGTGATCTGGTGGAACTTTGACCCTTGTTCCAGGAACATCAGCCGGTGGGATTTCCCCAAGCCTTCGTATGTGTCTCTCATATCTTTCTTGAATCGACCAAAGGCTTCATCAGAAAGCGCACCTGGCATCTCAATGATGCCACCCACATTGGTTCCATTGGCAAAGAAACTTGATCCAAAGGATTCAGTCGCTAATGCAAGCCCAATAATCTCGCGCGCAAGCTCCAAAGGCTTGAACGGTTTATCATTCGAGAACCCCGGTCCCGTAACACAAAAGACCTGCTCCGGATACAGCTTTTTAACTTGCCCCTTCCCAGTAGTAACTTCATAGACCAACTCACCGGTCTTTGGATTCCGATTTCTGCGAACTGCCCAGAATGGAATTGGCCACAACTCTTTCGGCCGGCCATCCGGTCCCCGAATCACTTCCGCACACCCAATGCCCCCAATCATGACATTGGTCTGCATGATCTGGCGAAACTTAAAAGAAGTTAGTTCCGGATTTACCAAGTCATGCATGAGAAGCTGAAGCGGATGGTCATGCTGAATGCTTTTGATTCTCGCATCATTTCCGTCTCGCTGGTAGTAATTGAGTGGCAGTGTTGCCATCGCATCAGAGATCAAGCGCGTACAAGCAAACACCGCCGAAACCTGCATGGCCGTGTTCTTATTGACCCGGACCCCCGCCACCGTTTGCGTCCCGCCAAACATGGCACTTAGAAAACTCGACGGTTTTTCCAGCGCTGAAGATCCAAACAAGGAACTTCGAACACCCTTAAAGAAACTTCGAATCCCAATACCTCTCACCCCCTTAAATACTTCTTACGCCACGATTCTCATACACATTGGCTCGGTAAATCTCTTCATGCATGATTGCCCTGGCGTGACTACAAGCAAAAGCAACCGCACCGTCAATCCGGTTGGTTGCCTTTGATTTGTCTAGCATAATATTTCCAGACGGTCCCGTTTTTGTGACCGCATTGTTGATACAGAAGGTCAGCACCGGATTATTCCCGTGTACCACCTGATGCTTCATGATGATTCTCTCCATATCTTTTAAAGATGGACTCAGGTTGCTATAATTCTGCTTCAGCATCACCATTGTAAAACCTTGCTTCTCCATGGAAAGATTCCACTGCATGGCATTGTAAGGATCAAAGGCAATCTCTACGATCTCATAAATCTCACCCGCTTCCTCTACCCACTCCTGCACATAGTCATAATCAATGACGTTCCCTGGAATCAAAGTTACATACCCCTCTTTTGCCCAGGCCTTATATGGAACCTTGTCCGTTCGCTCATGATCCAGTGCTCGATCTTCCGGAATGAAGTAATGACTAATAACCGCATAGCTGCCATCATCAAGTGGAAACTCCAAACAAACACAGGTTAAGTCACCGGTGGAAGAAAGATCCACTCCGCCATAACACGGTCGGCCCCGAAGATCTGGAAGGTCTTTATCGTTCTTCCTCCAGTCATCTAGGTTGATCCACCTTTTCGCTTGATTCACCCAAAGGTTCATCCGCTTACACAGAAAATTGTTCTGCTTCGTTACTCTTTGCTTGGCCACCACGCATGCATCTTGAATATTTTCAAGCTTCGCACTGACTCCAAGATTCGGGTTTGCCTTGATCCACACAGATTCATCTGTCCAGTCATCCCCTTCATCCAGTTCTGCGATAAAGGCAAACCATGTTTCATTATCGTAAATTCCCTCGAGAATATTCTCGCAATCCTTGTATAACTCATAGCAGATCCCGTTGATGTTAAAGCCGGCCGTGGTGATCGCCACGATAAGCGGCTGTCTTCTCGATCCGGTACCAGATTCCAATACGTCCCAAAGGTCCCTCGTTTTATGGGCATGCAACTCATCAATGATCGCCCCATGAATGTTCAGGCCATCCATCGTGTCGGCATCAGCCCCCAATGGGACAAATATTCCATCGATCTCATCAAAGAGAATCGAATCGCGAAAGATCTTTAAGTACTCAAGTAGCTCTGGAGACTTTTTCACCATCCGCTTCGCTTCGTTGTGGGTGATCTTCGCCTGCTCTCTTTTGGTTGCGGCCGTATAAACCTCAACCCCGGGCTCTGCATCTGCAACAAATAACTCAAGGCCGATCCCAGAAAGGAAAGTGGACTTCCCATTCTTTCTGGCAGTGGAGATATAGGCAAACTTAAAACGCCTGGTGTTCTCCCCCTTTCGAAGCCATCCAAACAAACTCGCCACGATAAACAACTGCCACGGCTCGAGGAGCACGGGCTTGCCGCCCCATTCCCCCTTCGAGTGCTTCAGTAGACTAAAGAAGTCGATGTAGTATTGAGCAATATCCTTGTTGAAGTAGTATGGATATCTCTTCCGCTTCGCTTTCTTCAGATCCCGCTGGTGTCTCTCGCAAGCCAACCGAACCTTCTTCGATGCGACAACCTTTCCTTTCGCCACGTCCTTCGCGTATTGAAACGCGACATCAACTGTTTGAGGAACCATCTAGTATTTCCTGTCGGCGATTCATAAGCACCATCAATCCACTTTCCTTAGGCGCTTTATTTTTGATGCCCAACTTCTGCCGAGCTTTTACCGAAAGACCCAACTGTTCTCCATACTGCTTCATAAGTACCAGGTTCTTTTGCACAATATCCACTTCCGGACGCTTGATCGTATTGGTGTGGCCTTGCTTATTGGTGTACTCCATCGTGAGTCCATTTTTCTTCAGCTGCGTTTGGGCATCTCGCCAATCTCCATAACAGCTGCAGTATGCTTCCAGGGTTCCAAGATCAATTTCCGCAAGCATTCCTGCCGAGACCAATTGTTCCAGGACTCTTTTCCACTGTGCCTTACCAAATTTATTCAAAAATGCCGGCGGTCTCAGGTTCGGATCCTCAACCATGGCCAAATTCATCACAGGTGAAGCAGTATTTTCCTTTTCATCCTTCGATCGATGCCCGGGATCCACCAGTTTTTCCCTTGCATTCATAAAATCCCCCCCTTAAGTGTTTTTTACGGGTGTGTGAAAAACACCACCCGCTCGGTCACCTCGCTTTGGCCAAAAGTTTCGAATACCCCCTACCTCTTGACCTTGTTACCGAATCCACCATCCTCTGAAGCAGTCTTTCTGTTATGACATTTCGCACATAACGACTGATGATTCTTCGGATCCCAGAATAATATCTCATCTCCCTTGTGAGGAATGATATGATCGACCACTGTAGCCGGCACATATCTTCCTTCAGCCAGACAATGAACACAAAGTGGATGATGCTTCAAATGCCATAGCCGATACTTTCTCCACCGGTAATCATAGCCGCGCTTGGCCGAACTCCCTCGAGACTTGTCATATCTCTTCCGGTATTTATTCCTTTCTGCTTCGTACAATAGCTTATGCTCATCGCAGTATCGCTCACCCGATTCGACTAGTTTTCCGCAAGAAAAATGCCCACAGGGGGAACGAGGCTTCTTTGCCATAAAATCACCTCAAAATCACTGTTTGAGTTAAACATATCTTAATATTGTGTTTAACTCGCCAAAACCACCTCAGCCCTAGACAACATCAAGGCTTGAGGCACTTCACAAAATACCAGTTACACACTCGCTAAATATGGGTAACTGCATTCCAAAAAAATAAAAAAACGCCCAGTTTTGGACGAATTCAGCTTAAAAATACTTGAACTTCTTCATACTATTATTGATACTCTCTTGGGTCATTCCAATGTACCTCATGGTCATTGATTGACTGCTATGATTAAAGATCTGCATCAGTGTCACCACATCACCGGTCTGCTTATAGAAATGATAACCAAAGGTCTTTCGCATCGTATGGGTACCAATGGCATCGAGATTGAATGTCTCACCGATATCCCGCAGCACCTTATAGGCCATCGATCGACCGATCGGCGTATTCACTCCCTGCCTGGAAGTAAACAGATAATCATCCGGATCCAGATCATGCTGCCTAATATACCTGGTGAATTCCCTCTTCAGCACTGGATTGATCTCCACGAAGTACCGCTTCCCAGTCTTTTTTTCCCAAACACTAAGGGACGTCTTATTATAGACGTCCCTCGATCTGAGTTTGAGAATGTCGCTGATTCGCAATCCCTGGTAGATACCCGTACAAAACAGCATGTAATTCCGATCACTATTCTGTTTTAAGTAATTCAGTATATCCTTGATCAGATTCGGATCTCGAATCGGCTCCACATAATTCATAACTCACCTCACGAAAAAAGAGAACCGCTCTAGGCAATTCTCCTTAATACCATCTTACAACACTTATTGTTATAAAAAGTCACATAATAGTCATATATTCATGGCAATCTAGCCGCTATAAGTTTCTTGATACATAATTTTTCACAACCCAGTCTCTTATTCTATCAAGCTCTTCATC